TGGGTCAGTCCAGCGTGGTCTGGCTTTATCTAAAGCCATTCCTAAGTCTGCTCTCCATGACCCTTCGCCCCAGTGTGAGTAGAGCGTGACATGCGCTTGCTCTTTTTCATACGCTTTCATTACGAAGTTAATCCTTGCTCCCATTGTGTTGCTCCTTTCGATTGGTTGAGAGGGGACAGCGATTTGCCGTCCCCCCTTTATAAGCAGATTTCATCTGCTATCTTTGACGCGAGAGCCAATCACGCACAGCCTTACGAGCGACATAGATTCCTGCCGTAAAGCCAGTCATGAATAGTGCGATTGCCATTGCTACATAGTCTCCCCAATAAAACATTAGGCGCGACCTCCCTTCAGTGTTAGGTATGCGTTTGGTTCTACCTTCTGGATTTCATCCAGAATTGTGGTAAAGTTCGGGTATGCCTTGAAGGAATCAAGGATTGCCACAATCTTCTTCGAAGATTTGGCAGTGTTAGTGGTGATGCGTACCTTTGCGAAGATACGCTTGTCATCTGGCTTTGACACATGAACAACTCCGTTCTTAACGACGGCGGTCAGTGTCTTGGTTTCAACTGTTCTCATGGTGTTCCTTTCGGTAAAGTGCCGAGCCAATTTGATTCGACCCCCTTTATCAAACAGAGCTTCGCTCTGTTATCAAGAAAAGACAGGCATGCGATCACATACACGCGTATAGATTCCTGCCGTTTAGCAACTCCCGCGCTCGCGTCATCCACCGTATGCGCCCGCATCAAGGCGCATCACATGACAGGCATGACATGCCAAGGCGGGCATGACATGACACATGACATGACCCAACACACCGAGGTTTTACGCTCAGTTTTTGACATTGGGCTGAATCCATGGGAGAATGTTTGTCGTTGGGAGGTGGTCTTCCAGCATCAGACACGAAAGGCAAGACAATGAACGCAATCACAGCATGGACACATGATGACCTACTCGCAGACCTTAAGGCTGAAGTTCTTGAGGTGCGGGCGGAGTACGGAGTACCAAGCCTGAATCATGTGCCAGATTTTGAGTTGGTTCCCCTGCGCGAAGCCCGCAATGGTGACCTTGTACACATAGGCAAGGGTCGCGTTGGTGTGGTGTATGACATCCGCGAGGTTCGCGGTAATGTAGAGATGAGTATTGTGAGCGATAAGTTCCGCGTAGTTATGAAGCGGTTCGCTCTATAGGATAGTTCGCGGACGCCCCCGCTCCAGCCCATGGATGCGGGGGTTTTCGCATGCGCGCACAATGTTTTTCCCCTGCCTCACGCCCATGCGTGGGGCTTTTTTTGTGCGTTCACCCATGCCGACCCCCCTGATGTTTAGCACCGCCCCCCTCCCCCTCACCCACTATCAGCTAAATAATTTTGACCAGAAAACCAGCTCTGACCAGCACTTTTATAAATAAATAAAAAAACTTTACCAAACCCCTTGAAACACGCCGACGCTCTAGACCCCTATATAAGTATAAGGCGAAATACTTATTGAGCCTTGGAAGGCAGGCTTAATGCCTGCCTGATGGTTTATATATGCATGAGTGGGGATACTTCTGCCCAGACCCCTCTGTACTACTACAGACACTGGAGTCCAATTGGAAAGAAACTTATCACCAGAAGAAGCTCGCAAAGAACTAATCGATTTGGTAAGACAAGGCAGAACGATCGCCGACGCCCTAAAGGTCATCGGGCGATCTCGCTCTTGGTATGACACCCAACGCCGAGAAGCTGAAGGCTTCTCAGCTTATGTGGATAATGCTCGGTTTAGAACTGCAGACCTCGCAGATTCTGCTCGGTCTGGTCTATCTGACTTTGCGGAGTTCTCTGAGAATTATCTGGGAACCAAGGTTCCACCCCACATGATGAATGTGGTAGACATGTTGGAAGGCAAAGATCCTTCTTGGTTACACGACAGCATGGTCTACGAAAAAGGGTCGGCGGGCTTATCCCGCCTCTTGGTAAACGTACCCCCTAACCACGCCAAGACGATGACGATCACGATTAACTACGTGACTTACCGTCTGGTTAAGAATCCTAACATTTCGGTCATGGTTATTTCCAAGACCCAAGAGCAGGCAAAGAAGTTTTTGTATGCGATCAAGCAACGCTTGACGCATCCGAGGTACGCTGACCTACAGGCAGCATTTGGTCCGACAGATGGATACAAAGCTACCGCAGATCAGTGGTCAGCAACCAAGATCTATCTTGGTGGCGACATCCGCGATAACGACGCTAAAGACCCTTCAGTCGAAGCTATCGGTATGGGCGGACAGGTTTACGGAAACCGTGCAGACTTAATCGTTCTTGACGACGTAGTCACTCTGAGTAATGCTTCAGAGTGGGCTAAGCAACAGGAGTGGATTCGCCAGGAAGTAGCTTCACGTCTTCCGCCAGGTGGTGGTCAACTGCTTGTAGTTGGCACACGAGTCTCAGCGGTTGACTTATATAAAGAGCTCCGCAACCCACAGCATTACACCGACGGCATATTGCCTTGGTCATATTTGTCCATGCCTGCAGTCTTAGAATATGCAGACAAGCCTGAAGATTGGAAAACTCTTTGGGCAAAGACCGAACAACCCCTTACGGATACTGACGTACCCGACGAGGATGGCTTGTACGATCGATGGACAGGACCGCGTCTAACGGCGGTCCGTAATGAGGCAGGACCATCTAAGTGGTCTCTGGTTTACCAGAACCTCGATATTGCGGAGAATGCAATCTTCGACCCGATGTGCGTCAGAGGCGCAGTAAATGGAATGAGAAAATCGGGTGCGTTGGTAGCAGGCGCAGCAGGACATCCCAATAACCCTGAGAACTTTTACAGGGTTATAGGTATCGACCCAGCAATGTCTGGTGATACCGCTGCTATCGCCTATGCGGTTGACCGCAGGTCACATAAACGCTACGTCATGGATGTTCACATCATGACAGCTCCTACACCTGCAGCAATCCGATCTCTTATTCGGGAATGGACTGATGCGTATAAACCGCATACGGTCATTGTGGAATCAAATGCTTTCCAGCTTTTCCTTACACAAGACGAAGAGATTCGTAACTTCCTGTCTACACGTGGAGTCGCATACCGACCTCACTACACAGGAAACAACAAGCAAGACCCAGAGTTCGGCGTAGCCTCTCTGGCTCCACTGTTCGGAACCGTCACTAAGCGAGACGGCGTCATGAACAACTTCAAGCATGCTGATGACAACTTGATTGAGTTACCAGACAGCTCGAAGAATGAACACGTTAAAAAGTTAATCGAACAACTTGTTACTTGGCAACCAGGAGTACAAGGCAAGAAGCTCAAGATGGATGCCGTGATGGCGTTATGGTTCTGTGAGATTGTAGCCAGAGAAACTTTATTAACCTCGACTAACGTACCAAACTTTATAAACAATCAATTCACACCTCGTGGAGAGATTGAATCAAGGTACATCATCAACCTAGATGATCTCGCTGCACAACAGCGAGCTGTGAGATTGTGACATTATGAAAGAACTTGTAAATGCATTCGAGCAATTAAAAGCTCGAAACTCCGAGCGCGACAAGCGCATGCGCGAGGTTGCTTTGGTTAGAGCGGGTAATGCCGATCAGGTCTTCCGTGGGCTATTCCCAGAAGGCGTGTGGTCACGTCCTATTATTGCCAACCTCATTGACGTCGTTGCACGAGATGTTGCTGAACAAGTCGGTGTTCTACCTACCATTACTGCTGCTGGCGATTCATCTCTAGATGATAACCAGCGTTCCAAGGCTGACAAGCGTACAAAGATTGCCAACTATTATGTTGCGTCATCTCGACTTGGAACGGAACTACTGCGTGGCGCAGATCAGTTAGCAACCTATGGCTTTGTTCCTTTGCGAGTTGAACCAAACTTCAAGGACAAGCGACCACACATCCATGTGGAAAATTCAATGGGTGCTTATTACGATATGGATCGCTTCGGTGTTGTAAACACCTACGCTCGTCTGTATCACCGTAAAGCTGGAGATTTGGCTGCTCACTTCCCCGAGCATGCCGATGCAATTCTTCAATCAAAT